CAGCTTGTGGAGGAAACAGATATTGCTCTTCTGCTGGTCAGCCATCTGCGACGGCCATCAGGTGACAATGGGCATGAGAATGGCAGGGAAGTTACCCTGTCGCATCTGCGTGGCTCTGCATCTATTGCACACCTGTCTGATAGTGTGATAGCCTTGGAGCGTAACCAACAGGCAGACGATCCTATGGAAGCCAACACCACCACCATCCGTGTCCTTAAGAACAGGTACACAGGCGACACAGGAGTTGCAACCCACCTGCACTATGATAATATTACTGGTCGTATGACACAGATTGACAATCCCTTTATGGAGGAAGATAATGACTGAGGTACGTAAGAAGTTTGATAAAACATTATATGATATTGCGGATAAGGCAGCAAAAGAAGCTATGATTGGATGGCTCCGATCCAAGGATCATATCGATATAGCTTCTAATGAGACAACTTACTTTGATATTATATCCACAGTAGGTCCGGGCCTGCCCCGACACCTCTATGAGGTTGAGGTTAAGTATTCTTGGAAGGATAAGAAGTGGCCTGATAGTTGGGAGGAGTTGCGTATCCCACACAGAAAGAAGAGACTGCTTGACAAGTGGAAGTCCGAATGTTATAATGATCTCCTTACTTTTGTTGTCTTCAACCATGACTGTACTATGGCATGGCATGTTGATGGTAATACATTATTTGACTGTGAGGTTAAGGAGGCATCCAATTATAAGATAAGGAAGGGCGAGAAATTCTTTCACATTCCTGTTGAAGACGCATACATGGTGGATATGACATATGAGAGCGGTAAGAGCGATAGTTGATATTGAGACAGACGCTATTAATGCAACCAAGATACACTGTATCGTAGCAAGGAATGCGGACACAGGACAGGCAAAACACTGGGCAGGAGATCAGTGCGGAGAGTTTAGGGAGTGGTCGAAGAAAATAGATACCTTTATTATGCATAATGGTATCAGCTTCGACGCTCCCATTCTTAATAGGCTTACCGGTTCTGATATTAAATTAGAACAGATAGAAGATACTCTTGTCAGATCACAATTATATAATCCTGTACGTGATGGGGGACATTCCCTTGGGTCGTGGGGAGAATTTCTGGGACATAAGAAAGGAGACTATAAGGACTTTACCACATTCAACAAAGAGATGCTAAAGTACTGTTACACCGACACTTATATTACCATGAAGGTGGATGCTCATCTGAAAGATGAGGGTAAGAAGTTTTCATCTAGGTCTTACGAACTGGAACGCAGTGTGCGACGTATAGTTGATAAGCAGCAGGATAATGGTTTTGCTTTTAACATAGCCGGTGGAATGATACTGGAGGCTAAGCTTCTGGATGAACTCTACGGCCTTGAGGAAGAGGCTGATAAAATGTTCCCACCTACTATTCTGGAGCTTAAGACAAAGACTAAGGAGATACCTTTTAATATAGCAAGTCGTAAGCAGATAGCTGAACGACTGATGGAGAAGGGGTGGAAGCCCAAGAAGAAAACCGATAAGGGTAATGTGATTGTCAATGAAGCAGTGCTGGATAAAATTAATATGCCAGAGGCGAAGATGTTCTCCCGTTACTTCCTGTTGCAGAAACGTACTGGCCTGTTGAAGGCATGGATAAAAGCATGTAGTGACAGGGACAGGGTACATGGCAGGGTAATGACACTGAAGACCATCACTGGCAGGATGGCGCATCATAGTCCCAACATGGCTCAGGTGCCGTCAGTCCACAGCCCCTATGGAAAGGAATGTAGGGAACTGTGGACAGTATCAAACATTGATACTCATCAGCTTGTGGGCACTGATGCCAGTGGGCTTGAGCTTAGATGCCTTGCACACTATATGAACGATGCTAAATTTACTGCTGAAGTTCTGACAGGTGATGTACATACAGCGAACCAGAAGGCAGCAGGTCTAAGCAACAGGGATCAGGCAAAGACATTCATCTATGCATTCCTGTACGGGGCTGGTCCTGCCAAGATAGGCAGCGTTGTTGGTGGCTCTGCCAACGAAGGACGTAAACTTATTGATAAGTTCCTGAAGAATATGCCAGCACTTAATAAGTTACGTAAAGATATAGGTGAAGTAGCTTCAAATGGTTTGATACCCGGCCTTGATGGTCGTATGTTACATATCAGGCACGAACATGCCGCCCTGAACACTCTCCTGCAGGGTGCTGGGGCTGTGGTGTGTAAGCAGTGGCTGGTTGAGATGGACCGGATGATCTGGGAGCATGGCCTTGATGCCAAGCTTGTTGCCTCAGTACATGATGAGTATCAGTTTGAGGTAGCCAAGCCAGACATAGAAAGCTTTACTAAAATAACAAAGGAGGCCATGTATGCCACAAAAGAAATCCTGAACTTCAGGTGTGACCTTGACTCAGACTTTAAGGTTGGAAACAATTGGTCGGAGACGCATTAATGCAAGAAATAGACGTGACACCTAACATATTAAAAGATGCAGAGCAAAGAGCAAAGGAGATGGGACATCTGAATAATTCAATTACAAAAGGAGACGGTAATGTATCTGGATTTATAGGGGAACTTTTAACTTGTTCTTTAATTCCTGATTCTAAAATATCTAACACCTATGATTATGATATTGTTTCTGAGGACAAACATATAGATGTAAAAACAAAACGAACTAAAGTTAAACCAAGAAACTATTATGACTGCTCTATAGCATCTCTTTCTACTCATCAAAAGTGTACACACTACATTTTTACAAGGGTGTTGTATGACTATTCTAAGGCTTGGGTTTTAGGCTGGATGGGTAGAGATGAATACTTTAATAAAGCTAGGTTCTTAAAGAAGGGAGATAAGGATGGAGATAATGGCTTTATAGTTAAAGCAGATTGTTACAACTTGGCTATAAAAGATTTAAACGATATCACAACATTTAATTGTTGACACCCTGATAGACGATGTGTTATAATACATCTGTTGTTTAATTAGTAGTAGATAACACCAAGTAAAATTAATCTAAATCTTAGCTGCAATGGCGCAGCAAAACAAAAGGAGACTATTCTATGGCGAAACGAGAAGATCCAATTTTTATTACTGGGGAATGTAACTGGGCCTTTCTGAAAGAGCCTAACAGAAACTTTTCGGATGAACAACATCCCCCCATTTGGACTATTGATGTAGACGTCAATGACGAAAACCGCTCAACTATTGAGGCTGCGGGTCTTAAAATTAAGAGTAAGGATGGCCGCAATGATTTTGTGACAGTAAAACGCAAGATTTATTGGCCTAACGGTAACGACCAAACGCCGCCTGATATTATTGACTCGGCAAAAATCCCGTGGGGTAGTAAGAAGGTGGGTAATGGTAGTGTAGTTAGTGTAAAGGCGGTTCCCTTTAATTGGAACTTTAACGGAAAATCTGGACGAGGGGCAGACCTTGAAAAAGTACAGATTTTAGATCTTGTCCCCTACGAAGACGACACGGAAGACTTCCACGCTGTAGAGGGTGGGTATGTTCAAGAAGTTGAATCAGATTCGGCCCCCTTTTAATATAACATAGGAGGTATGGGGGAGTGTTGCTGTAGTGGTCAGCACTCCCCTTCTCATATCATGAAGACAATAGAAACTCTTGTAGAAGATATATACGAGCTATTCAATCTTACTCCCATAGATATGGAAGAGGGGGAGGTTGATAAGCACATTGATGCTTTTGGAGAAATGCTTAAGATACATATCAAAGATTTTCTTTATGAGGTGCCCAGAGATCGTGGCAACCTGCGCCTGTCAGCTATTGGCAAGCCGGACAGGAAGTTGTGGTACGATGTAAACAAACCTCTTGAACAAGAGGAACTACCCCCTGCCACAAGGATTAAGTTTCTGTATGGTTATATTCTGGAGGAACTGCTCCTGCTCTGCTCCATCATTGCAGGACATACGGTCATAGATCAGCAGAAGGAAGTTGTTCTGGAGGGGGTTGTTGGTCATCAGGACTCAATCATTGACGGTGTTCTGGTTGACTGCAAGTCTGCCAGTGGTCCCGGCTTTGATAAGTTTAAGTATAATAAACTAACAGAGGACGATCCCTTTGGTTACATTGCACAGGTGTCTGCCTATGCAGAGGCTAACAATCTGGATCGTGCTGCCTTCCTTGCCATCAACAAGTCAACCGGAGAAATATGCTTATCACAACTGCACAGTATGGATATGATCAATGCTAAAGAAAGAATTAAACATCTTAAAACAATGGTCACTGACAGTACTGTACCTGATAAGTGCTATTCCGATCTACCTGATGGTAAGTCTGGCAACCGTAAGCTTGCTATTGGTTGTGTTTACTGTGACCATAAGAGAGACTGCTGGTCTGATACTAATGGCGGTCAGGGGCTGCGTGCGTTCCAGTATTCACAGGGCAAGAGGTATCTTACACAGGTAGGTAAACAGCCTGACGTGGCTGAAGTTACAGCCTAAGTGTCTGGAAAGCATCACTGGGTTGGTGAGGTAGACCCTGCTACATGTTATGGTTTTGTTTATCTGATAACAAACACCGTCACTGACAGGAAGTATATTGGCAGGAAGTTCTACCATACCTATAAAAGAAAGAGGCGGGTAAAAGAATCTAACTGGAGAGTATACGCAGGATCATGCAGACCTCTTCAGGAAGATATACAACGTCTTGGCAAAGATAAGTTTACCTTTGAGATTATCTGTAATTATAAAACAAGGGGTGGTGTGGTAAGCGGAGAGGTACATTTCCAGACAGACAATGATGTACTCTCACCGGAACTGCTGCCCTGTGGTGAGCGACTATACTACAATGGTCAGATAGGTTCTGTAAAGTTTATCACCCCTGAGTTTCTTAGTGCTAAGACCCGTGCGAAGATGAGGGCTGCTCGTACAGGAACGACACTTAGTGCTGAAACCCGTGCGAAGATAGCTGCTGCTAATACAGGCAGGACATTTAGTGCTGAAACCCGTGCGAAGATGAGGGCTGCTCGTACAGGCAAGACACGTAGTGCAGAACAACGTGCGAAGGTATCGGGAGAAAAACATCCTAATTATAAAGGACCATATATCATAACATTTAAAGATGGTCACACTGAAGAATGGCTAAAGATAGCGAACATAGATGGATATGATAGCAGTAATTTATATCAAGTTCTTTATGGACAAAGAAAATTTCATAAAGACATAGTAAAAGTAGAAAGGATAGGGTCTGATGATAGATAATCTTGATGAGTTTGTGACCCTGTACGATCTTACTGATAAAGATCCAGACAAGACTTTAAACTTAGCTATAATTCTGCAAGCCCTTCTGGATTTATCAAAACCAAAAGAACCTGAAGAAGCCTTGGAGACGGTGATTCAACGTGATCAAGCCAAGGCATGGGTCTTTTGTTCTGTTGGAGTTACCTGCGAGAACTTTGAAGCAACCTGTGATCTGGCAGGGCTTGACCCACGGTCTGTCAGGACATTCGCTATTAAAGCTTTTACATCGGAGAACGCATATGAGATCAGAAGAAAACTTAATTCCTTTCTGTGATGAAGAAAAGTATTCAGAAATTCTGTATCCAAGAGAGGGAGCATATGATTATTATGGTAGACGCATGAGAGAAGAGAAGGCACTGGACAAGCAGGTTGGGGGTAAGCATTATAAAGATTGTGGCATCCAGCCAGTAGAATATATTTATGCGAATAAGCTTGACTACTTTGAGGGTAATGTGATAAAATACATCACCCGTCACAGAACAAGAGGAGAAGGCAAAAAGGATATAGAGAAGGCGATCCATTATGCTCAGATGATATTAGAATTAGAATACAACACGTAGGGGGATATGATGGCGCAGTTCAGGTCTAACGAAAATCCAATGTTTCGTTCAAAGTTTAGTGAGGATATATTTAAACATAAGTACGCACATCATGGTAGCGAGACATGGGATTCCTTGGCATCAGTCCTTGTTGAGGATGTATGCCAAGATCTAATGACAGAGGACGAGAAGGATCACCTGAAGCGACTGATCA